GAGCTGCAAGGATTGCCCGTGCCCCCGGTTCCGCCTGCTGGACGCCCGCAAATAACTGTCTACACTGAGGTGCGGAGGTGTTCGGGTGGACGACCCCCGCACGATCAAGGGCCCGATCGCGGGCCCCGACGACATCCCGGCCGGCTTCGCCCTCGGCCCGGGTGGGCTTCTCGTCCCGCAGGGTGACGCCCCCCGCGCGCGCGAGGTGTGGCGCGAGGAGGAGCGGAAGGCGATCCTGGCGGCCATCCGGATCGCCGAGCGGCACGACCTGCTCCTGATGGTCGGCTGCAAGGACGACCGGTGCGCCGAGCACCCGCTGGTGGTCGAGCGGGAGCTGGAGGACGGCTCCCTGGCGTGGGTGTGCGACCACAAGGTGCGCGTCCTGACGCGGCCGCCTCGCCCGCGGCCGGCGCGGAAGGGGTTCAGGCCCTGAGATGGCCTACCGGGTCATTTGCGAGGCTTGCGGACAGGCCATGGGGAACCCCGCCTGCGCCGTTTGTCGGCGCTCTGGGGGCAGCCAGAGCCTCGGACGGGCCGAACCGGCGCGGCCGCCTGACCCGCCTCGCCGGCCACCTGCTGGCGGTACGCGCGAGCGCCGCGATCCTCGCCGCCAGCACGCCCTGCAGGACGGCCGTCGAGCCAGCGATCCCACCCTCACGACCCGTGACGTCGCCGACCGGCTCGGCGTGTCAACGGCGTTCGTGATCGGGGAGATCCGCGACGGCCGGCTCACGGCCACGGTCTGGAAACGGGACGGGAAGCGGGCGATCTACCGGATCGCGCCGGCCGACCTCGACGACTACGAGCGCCGCCACAGATGGAACCGGGGGCGCTCCGCCTCATAAGCCCACCGAACGCACGGAACGCACCGATGCGACGGAACGCGTGGAACGCACCGACGCAACGGACGAAACTGAGCCTTTGCACGGGAATTCGGTCGTGCGACCCTCCAGACTGACGCGACGGTCCTGAGCCGGATCGGCGCGTCGCCAACCACCACAACTTATTCGCTGCGCCTTATGGGCGAACACCGTGCGCGCGGCCGCGCTGCGCTCGGAGAAAGGCCGGAGTGCCGTCGAAGGTTCCGCGTGCGCTCGTCGTCGAACGCGAGACGACCGCGTGGCGGATGGCGTGTGCCGGGAAATCGCAGTCGGAGATCGCCGAGCATCTCGGGATCACCCAGCCGGCGGTCAGTCAGATCCTGAAACGCGTCTCCACCCGGGTGCTCAAGGACCTCGATGGCTCCGTCGCCCGGCAGAAGGTGATCCAGGACGTCCGCCTGGAACACATCTACGCCGAGTCGATGGAGGCCTGGGCGAAGTCGAAGACTCCGAAGAAGAAGTCCAAGCGAAAGAAGCTCACTGCCGGTCTCTCGCCTACGCAGCTCGCACAACTGCCGGACGGCGTAGCCCTGCCCGGACGGAATGGCGCACCGCTGACCCTCCGCGAGGAGACGACCGACGAGGCCTGCACGTCGGACGGCAATTTCCTGTTCCTGCAGACGGCGCTGATGGCGCTCGCCGACAAGCGGAAGCTGTGGGGCATCGACGCGCCGAAGAAGGTGGATCTCGTCGATCAGCGCCGGCCGCTCGAGAAGCTCACCGACGAGGAGCTCCTGGCGCGCGCGCGCGAGAACGCGGCGCTCCTCGAGGCGGACGATGACCGGGAGCACGGCCATTGATCCGCGCGCTCTGCGTCGCGCTCGCCACGATCGGAGCGCTGCTCGTGGGTGACGTGCGCCTGGCCACCGCCGGCGAGCAGGCCGCGGTGCGCACGCGGCCGACCGCCAAGCAACTGCTGCGGTCGATCGAGGCGCAGGAAGAGCTGCTCGCGCGCAAGGCGGAGACCTCGCTGCGATCGTTCTACCGCCAGCAGTGGAAGATCGTCGAGCGCCTGCAGCCGCGGGTCGACAACTGGCACGTCGATGCGATCTGCGATCACCTGCAGGCGACGGTCGCGCCACCGAACGAGCGGCCGCAGATCAACCAGCTGGTGATCAACGTGCCGCCGCGGAACTCGAAGTCCACGACCACGTGCGTGGCGTTCCCCTCGTGGGTGTGGGGCCCGCGGAACCTGCCAGGGAAACGGTTCATCTTCATCACGCACGCGCTGCGCCTGGCGCGTCGCGACTCGCGCTACACGCGCGCGGTCATCACGTCGGGTTGGTACCAGCAGAACTGGGGCGCGCGGTTCCGCCTGACCGGCGACCAGAACGCGAAGGACCGCTTCGATAACGACCAGACCGGCTACCGCATGATCGGCTCGATGCGCGGCGGCGTCATGGGCGAGGGCGCGAACTACCTCGTCGTCGACGATCCGATCGACGCCAACAAGCTCGCGAGCCAGAACGAGCTCGAGCACATCGTCGAGATGTGGAAGACGGGGCTCGTCACCCGCCTCAACGACCAGATCAACGACGTCCGGATCATCATCATGCAGCGGCTGCACGAAAACGACCTGTGCGGCCACGTGCTGAAGGAGGACGGCTGGGTCCACCTGAAGCTGCCGGCGGCGTTCGAGGTCGAGGATCGGTGCCGGACGTTCGTGTACGTGAGGAGGGATGATGCCGCAGGAGCCGAGGCCGGTACCAACGAACCAGATTCGACCGGCGCCGCCGCCACCCCCGCCGCCGAAGAGGACCTGCCCACACTGCGGCAGGTAGCGCCGGTCGGCCACAAACGCGTCCTCTTCTTCGAAGACCCGCGCACCGAGGAAGGTGAGCCGCTGAACCCGAAGCGGTTCCCGCGCGAAGCGCTTGACAAGATGCGCGCGGAGGACGAGGTCGTCTTCGCCGCGCAGCAACAGCAGCGCCCGGCCCCGCGAGGCGGCCAGATCCTGCAGGAGCAGTGGTGGCGGTACTACGATGCGCTGCCCGTCGACGCCGAGGGAAAGCCGCGGAAGCCCGATCACGGCGCGCAGTCGTGGGACCTCGCGTTCAAGGATCTCAAGACGTCCGACTTCATCGCCTGCCTCGTCGGCGAGCTGTACGGCCCCGACATCTACATTCGCGCGTACTTCATGGACCGCCGCGGCTTCGGCGCGAGCTGCGACGAGATCCGACAGATGCGCAGCCGGTACCCGCACCTGCCCGCGATCCTCATCGAGGACAAGGCCAACGGACCCGCCGTGATCGAGGTCCTCCGGCAGGAGATCTCCGGCATCGTGGACGTCGATCCGCAGGGCGGCAAGGTGGCCCGCGCGTTCGCTGCGCAGCCCACGCTGAAGGGCGGCAACGTCTACCTGCCGAACCCGATCGACGGCAGGACAGGGAAGGTGATGCCCGAGCGGGCGTGGGTGCAGCGCTTCGTCGCGAACTGCGCCGTGTTCCCCAAGGGACGGCACGACGACGACGTCGACGCGTTCACCCAGCTCGTGACCTATCTCCGCGGCACGCACAACGCGATGCTCGACTTCATGAAGCAGCTGAAGGCGCGGGACGCGGAGCGCGCGCGCAAGGAGCGCGAGGGCCGTGGATGACCAGCGAGCAGCTGCAGGCCCTCGCGCGGCTCACGGCGTCCACCCGCGACGTGGTCGCCCAGCTGCGAGTGATCGCCCACGCGGCGCCAGCCGCCGCGGCCGCCACGGAGATCGGCCAGACGCTGGCGCAGCTGCAGGCCGAGGTGGCGCTGCTCGCGGACGCCGTGCAGGAGACGCACGCGCGCACCTGGCTCAACACCAACCCGCCGCGTCCGCCGGCGCCGGTGACGTCCGCCGACCTGCCGCACGGCGTGCACGTGCGGAAGTTCGACCCGAACGGCCGCGCGACGACCGAAGCCAACAGCGCGGCGCCGGCGCTGTCCGGCCGCTGGCAGATCGGCACCCTCGGTCGCCCGAAGCCACGCTCCCGGAGCGCAGAGGCGGGATGTCAGGAGCGATGAGATGAAGATCTTCGGGGACATCAGTCCCACACCCGACTCAGTCACGAAGAAGATCCCCGCCGGCGGGGTGGCGGCGCGTGATCTGTCGGCCGATGCCGATCGCCTCAGCCGACGCGGGGCCTTCGCGGATCAGGGGGCCCCGGCGGCCGGCGCGCGTCCGCACCCGGGCCCGATCCCGGCGTCCGGCGAGACCGGACCCGCCGAGAACCTGCGGCACGCGCCCATCCGCTGGAATTACCCCTACGCGTATAACCAGGTCTGGACACCGCGCAGCAAGGCCCTCACGCCCTTCGCGGTCCTGCGCCAGCTCGCCGAAGTCGACGACATCATCCGCATCTGCATCGAGACGCGGAAGGATCAGATGACGTCGCTCGACTGGGACATCGTCCCGCGCGACAAGAAACAGGGGAGCGGGCTGACGGCGAAGATCCAGCTCGCGCGGGAGTTCTTCGCGCGTCCCGATCGGCGCCGCGATTTCAGCACCTGGTTGCGCATGGCGATCGAGGACGTGCTCGTCGTGGATGCGTTGAGCATCTACCGTCGGCGCACGCGCGGCGGCCGGCTGTACGCGCTCGAGCTGAAGGACGGCACGACCTTTCTGCCGCTCCTCGATGAGGACGGGGATCTGCCGCTGCCGCCGAAGATCGCGTACCGCCAGATCATCAACGGCGTGCCGATGGAGGGCGGCGACTGCACGGTCGACGAGCTGATGTACCGCCCGCGGACCGTCCGGACGCACACGCCGTACGGCCTCTCGCCCACCGAGGCGGTCCTGCTGACGGTGAACGCTGCGCTGAGTCGGCAGGTGTTCAACCTGCAGTACTACACCGAGGGCAACGTGCCCGAAGGGCTCCTCGAGGTACCGAGCTCCTTCACGACCACGCAGCAGATGGCCGACTTCCAGGAATACCTGGACGACTATCTCGCCGGGCTCGACAACCTCGGGCGGCGTCGGCGCCTGAAGGTCGTCGGGTCCGGCAGCAAGGTCCATGAGTTCAAGGAGCCGGATTTCACCAGCGTGTACGACGAGTGGCTCCTGAAGGTCCGCTGCGCCGCGTTCGCGGTCCCGCCGCAGGAAGTCGGATTCACGGCCGACGTGAACAAGGCCACGGGCGAGCAACAGGAAAACGTCGCCTACCGCCGCGGCGTGAAGCCACTCGGCCGGTTCTTCAAGGGCATCTTCGACGAGGCCCTCGTCGCGATGGATGCGGCGGAGCTCGAATGGGTGTGGACGGGTGGCGAGGTCGAAGACAAGCTGAAGCAGGCCCAGGCCGACAGGATCTACGTCTCGATGGGGAAGACGAGCGTCGACGAGCTGCGGTCGCGCGATGGCCAGGAGCCGATCGGCCTGGGGCCCTACATCGAAACCGCGATGGGCCCCATCTTCGTCGACGAGCTGCTCACCGGTCGTGACCCCGACGCGGACCTGACCACGACCGACGGCGGTCGGACGCCGGCGGGCGAGACGCTCGACGGCGACGCGAAGACCACGCCCTCTGGGAAGGGTGCCGCGCAGGCGCTCGCCGAGGCGCAGGAGGACGGCGCCGAGAAGCTGTCCGACGCGGCGCTCGCTGATCTGCGGAAGTGGCGCGCGTGTGCCATCAAGGCCGTGAAGGCGGGCCGCGCCGTGCCGGAGTTCGTGTCCGACACCATCCCGCTCGAGCTGCACGTGCGCGTCGAGCGATTCGTCAAGCTGGCGGCCGCCTCGGGGGACGTCGGGAAGGTCGTCGTCGCCTTCGACCTGGCGATCGCGGATCACCAGGTCACGAAGGCCGGCGAAAGCCGCACCATGACGCGGCTCGAGCAGCGCGCCGCGAAGGCCTACCAGCGGCTGATGAAGCGGCACTTCAGGGCGCAGGGGCGGGCGCTCGCCGAGCACCTCAAGCAGGGGCTCGGATCATGACGCTGCGGCATGAACCTATCGCGGTGCCGCAGGGCTTTGCCGGCGAAGGGCTGCGCGAGTACCTGCCGATCGCGACCTCGCCGCGCCCGCCGCGCCGCTGGCCGTGGCTGCTGGCCCTCGTGACGCTGACGTTCATCGTCGGCCTCTGGTGCGGCACGCAGGTCCACGCCGCGAGTTGCCTCACGCTGAAGGTGCGGCCCCAGGCCATGCTGCGCCGCGGCGACGTGTCGGTCGAGGCGCGGATCCCGCGACACGCCGATCATCGGCTCCTCGCCGTCTCCTGGCTGTCGGAAAACGGCAAGGACGGCGGCTACCAGGTCCCGCTCGAGGGCGACCAGGCGCCGGCGGTGCGCACGGACTGGCTGCGCGACATGCCGCCGGCGCATTACGTGTTCACCGCCGCTGTCATCGATAGCCGCGGCAAGGTGGTCGGTCGTGATCGCGCCGAAATCCTGACGATCGAAGGGGACCCGCGGTGAAGACCATCCGCCAGATCGCCGACATCACCCCCGATCCGCACAACGCGAACAAGGGCACGAAGCGCGGTCACGATCTTCTGGAGCGCTCGATCGAGCGCAACGGCGCCGGGCGATCCATCGTCGTCGATCGGCACGGCGTGATCATCGCCGGCAACAAGACCTGGGAGATGGCCGGCCAGGCGGGCCTCGACGTCGAGGTCGTCAGGACGGACGGCCGGAAGCTCGTCGTCGTGCAACGCATGGATCTGGATCTCGCGAGCGGGACGGACGCGCGTGCGCGGGAGCTGGCGATCGCCGACAACCGGACGAGCGAGGTCAGCCTCGACTGGGATCCGAACGTCCTGCTCCACCACGTGCCCGGCGTCAGCCTGTCGGAGTACTTCTTCGACCGCGAGCTCGCGCGGATCCTCGGGGAGGCCGACGAGAAGGGGGAGCTGGCCCCGCTCCCGGACAACACCAAGCGGACGAGGGGACCCTCCGAAGAGTGTGAAAAACCGGAAGCCGGCCGCTCGATCGAGCCGGACGCGGCCGCAGCGCCGGCGCACGATCCCGCCGACGAGGACCAGACGATCTGCCCGGAGTGCGGACACACATGGTGAGGACCGTCGGACGGGTCGGGACGGCGATCGCCGCGGTGGCCTGGTTCACCGTGCTGGTGGTCGTGCTCGGCACGATCCTGCTGCTGAAGGGATGCGGCCGCGTCGTCCAGCGTCTGCGCCGGCGGCCGCCGGTACCGGTACCGCCGATCGACGACCGGCTCCTCGTGCCGCGGCCGGCGCCGGCGAAGATCAGCGCTGTGCCGCTGCCCTGTCGCTGGTGCGGTCGCACCACGTTTCATCTGCGTCGGCGTAGCGCCTTCGTGTGCGAGTTCCAAGCGGAGCACCACGCCACGGAAGCCTACCGGATGCTGGCCGCGGCGATGCCGCACGCGGACCTGTTCCCTGGCTGCGTGTGCGCGCCGGGCGAGCGCACGCTGTTCGAGGGCAAGCCGGATCCGTTCTGCTTCGCGCTGGAGCACCGGCCGTGATCGTCGAGAAGAAGGACCCGCCGAAAAAGCGGCCGATCACTGCGAAGCAGCTGCGCGCGCTCGTGAAATCCTTCCCCTGGGCCGAGTGGAACCAGCAGCTCGCTCCGGAGCTCGAGCAGGTGTATCGCGATCTCGTGGTCGGCCAGGGGACCGCCGCGGCCGCGGCGCACGACGTCACGTTCAATCAGGACGACCCGTTCCTGCAGAAGCACATGACGGCATACCTCGGCGAGCGGATTACACAGTTGTCGCGGACATCACAAAAAGACGTGATCCGCACCGTCACCCGGGCGCTCGAGGGCGGCGACGACCTGACGCCGGCGACGCTCGCCGATCGCATCCTCGGGGCCGTGCGCAAGACCTACGAGCACTACGAGGTCTTCCGCGCGCTGCGGATCGCGCGGACCGAGAGCGCGATCGCCTACAACCACGGGGCGGTCCTCGGCGCCGAGCAGGCGGGGTTCAAGAGCTTCGAGGTCATCGATGGCACCGACGATCCGGAGTGCGCCGCCGCCAACGGGCAGGTGTGGAGCGGGACGAAGTGCCTGAACAACCCGATCGCGCACCCGAACTGCGTGCGGGCCTTTTTCCCGGTCGAGGAGGAGGAGTCGGACCGGGAATGAACCTTGCCCTGAGAGAGGGCTCATTCAGATTTCAGGTCGTCGGTCCGCCCGGGCCTCATGAACCCGGGTTGCGGCAGTGGGGCTCTCCGCTGCCAGGATCGACAACGCCAGAGGAGAGCCGCGAGCTAGAGCCGCTCGCACCCGGCGCCCGCAGCGCGATCTGCGGCCGCGGCCGGTTGCGGCGGCTTTTTGTTTGGCGGCTCCGTTTCTCACGAGGCACTCATGAACGCAGGCCAGGTGATCGAGCAGGACATCCCCGTCCACTTCTCCGTCCGCATCGCGAAGGTCGACAAGGAGAAGCGGGAGGTCGAGGGGATCTGCACGCAGGAGGTGGTCGACGTCCACGGCGAAGTGGTCGATCACGAGTCGATGAAGGCCGTCCTCCTGGAGTGGCCGGGCAACATCCGTGAGATGCACCAGCCGATCGCCGTCGGCAAGGCGGTGCGGGTGGAAAGCGACGACGCGGCGAAGGCCACGATCCTCCGCGCGCGGATCTCGAAGGGCGCGCCGGACACCTGGGCGAAGGTCGAGGACGGCACCCTCTCGATGTACTCCATCGGCGGTACCGGCAAGCGCGTCATCTCGAAGAAGGCGGACGGCAGCGAGGAGAAGCGGATTTTCCTCAACAAGCTCCACGAGATCTCGCTCGTCGACAGCGGCGCCTGCCCGACGGCGAGGTTCGAGGTCGTGAAGATGGTCGACGGTCACCCGACGGACGTGCAGCCGGAGGACGTCGAGAAGGGCGACGAGGCCTGCGCCGACTGCCAGAAGGCGAAGGCGGATTGCACGTGCAGCGCCGACAAGGCCGCGCAGCCGCGCGTGCTCGTCGTGCCGGCTCAGTTCGCGGAGCTGCTGGCGAAGCTCGCCGACGCGCCCCGCGCCCTCGAGGTCCTGAAGGCCGCCGAGCCGAAGCTCACGGCACCGCTGCCGGAGGTCCCCGCCGGATCGGTCGAGAAGCGGTCCTACCCGACCCCCTACAACATCGAGCAGACGCTCGGCGCGATCGCGCTGCTCGAGCGGATCCTCGCCGAGGAGTGGTGGAAGGCCCGCGACGCCGAGAGCGCCGACGAGGACGCCACGACCGACAAGGCGCAGCTGCAGGTCCTGCGAACCGCGATCGAGCTCGTGATCGCGTACCTGCTGTCCGAATTCAACGCGCAGTTCGCGGACTTCGACGCCGAGGCCGCCGGCGTCTCGATCGAGAACGCGGCGATCACCCGCCGCGCGGCGCTCGTCGAGCAGGCCGCGTTCGCGCTGCCGATCGTCTTCCAGAAGCTCGATCACACCGGCCAGCTGTGGATCGCCAAGGCGGGCGCCCGCCACTCGAAGGCGGACACCCAGATGATCCAGGCGATGCACGACACGGCGGTCACGCTCGGCGCCACGGATTGCGCGAAGTGCGTCGAGTCCGCCACGAAGCGCGCCGACGGCACGCCGGCGACGCCCGTCCAGCAGGCCGCCGGCCTCGACACCGAGGCCGTGCAGGCGATCGTGAAGGCAGCCGTCGACCAGGCGCTGCAGGCTCACAAGGCGACGTCCGACGAGGCGATGCGCGCGCAGAAGGCGGCATCCGACGCGGCGATCGCGGAGCTGCAGGCGCGCGTCGAGAGGCTGTCGAACGAACCCGCGCCCGGCGGGCCGAAGGCCCGGGCCACCGGCACCGAGGGCACGCCGGTGCACAAATCGATCGGCAACACCGGCCTCGCGGATTTCGCCGGGGTGGACCCGGCTGCCGTGGAGGCGTTCGCCCAGCAGCTGGCCAAGGACGCCAAGACCCAGGAGGAGCGCGATCGCATCGCCGAGAACCTCCTGAAGTTCCACCACACGACTGGCGCCGGCGCCGTCGTGATGCGGCAGTCGGAATCGCGCCGGCCATCCTGAGGACCTGCACGCACACAGTTTCGCCGCGTCGCCGCGGCATGGAGTCACGGAGTACACGACCATGAAGAACATCCAGGAGCTCACCCAGGAGGCGGTGACGAAGATCACCGAGATCCTGAAAGGCGGAGGCGAGCCGTACAGCTCCGTCCGCAAGGAAGTCAACACCGCCACCGGCCTGGTGGCGTACAACCTCGAGCCGATCGCGCGGCTCCTCCAGCCGGCGTACTCGCCGCTGCGCAACCGCATCCCGCGCGTCGGGAACACGAAGGGCGGCACCGCGGTCAACTGGAAGGTCATCCGGTCGCTCGACACCGCGAAGTCGGCCGTCTTCACCGCGGAAGGGGTCAAGGCGGCGAAGGTGTCGGTCACGGTGACCGACAGGAACGCCGCGTTCAAGACGATCTCCCTCGGCGACGAGGTGACGTTCAAGAGCCAGTGGGCTGGCCGCTCGTTCGAGGACGTGAAGGCGCGGACCATCCAGCGGTTGCTGAAGACCGGGATCATCCGCGAGGAGCAGGGGATCCTCGGCGGCCGCAACGCGGCGCTGCCGGCGGTGACCAACCCCACGGTCGCCGTCATCAACGGCGGCGGCACGGTGGCCGACGCGACGTACAACGTGCACGTGCGCGCCGTGGGCCACATGCCGGGCGAAGGCCTGACGGCCAAGGGCCGCTTCTCGGCGGCGGTGTCCACCGGTGCCGTGGCCAACGGCAACGACTCGATCATCACGGCCTCGGTGCCGTACGTCGAGGGGGCGAGCCGCTACGAGTGGTACGTCGGCGTGGGCGCCGACGCCAACTGCCGCCTCGAGGCGGTGACCCGCATCAACAGCGTCGCGATCAGCGCGCTGAAGGGCACCGGCGTCGACGTCGCGGCCGTGAAGGCGGCCGACACCGGCAACGGCGGTGACGTGCTGGCGTTCGACGGGCTGTTCGCGCAGCTCGACGGCCAGTTCAACATCAACAAGACCCTGCCGACCGGCGTCCTGGGCACCGGCACGCAGCTGTCGCTCGACGACGTCGACGGCGTCCTGCAGAACATGTGGGACGAGTACCGGACGGATCCGGACCTGATCTCGGTGAACTCCGAGGAGTCCATCAAGATCACGCAGCTCGTGCTCGCCGCCAACGGCGGCCCGACGCTGTACGTCACGCGGAACGACGACCAGTCGTCCGTCACCGGCGGCTATCGGGTGACGCACTACATCAACAAGGCGACCGGGAAGGCCATCCCGATCGAGGTGCACCCGTACCAGCAGCAGGGGACGATCGGGATCTTCACGTTCGAGATGCCGTTCTCCGCGAGCGACATCGACAACCCGATCGAGATCGAGACGCTCCAGGAGTGGATGCAGATCGACTACCCGCCGACCCGTCCGGCGTGGGACTTCGAGGTCCTCGTCGACGAGGCGGTGAAGATCTACTTCCCCGGCGCCAATGCGGTGATCCGGAACATCGCCCGTCGGGCGTAGATCGCGATCGTGAGGCTCGGTTCCTGGCGCGCGCTGGGAGCCGAGCCTTCCGGTCTGTCGGCTCCCCCTCTTCACAAGGCGTACTGATGCGTCGTCATCGTTCTCCCGGACCGCGGGCGCGGCTGATCGCCCTGACCATCGGCGGCGCCGTGTGCGCCCTGATGGCGGTGCTCGGCGCCCAGCAGGTGATCTCGCGCGAAACGCTGACCATCACGGACCAGCCCACGCGGATCGCGCCGGCGACGATCACCACAGCCACGGGCGAAGTCGCGCGCGAGTGCCGCGGCCGCCTCGAAACCGCGCAGGTCCGGTACTGGACCAGTGCGACGCCCACGGCGTCGGACGGGATCCTGCTGGAGGTCGGCGACACGATCGTGATTCGCGGTACCTCGAATCTGGAAACCTTCCGCGCCATTCGCACCGGCGCGACGAGCGGCAAGTTGCCGCTGGAGTGTGCACGATGACCTTCCGCGCCGTCTGGACGATTGTGATGTGCTGCAGCCTGCTGAGTGCCGCGTCGGCGCAGCAAGCTGCGGCGCCGTCGGAGGCACCGGCCAAGCCGACCCTGACGCGGGAACTGGAGCTCGAGCTCGAAGTGTTTGCGCTCACGGTCGAGAACGCGCAGCTGCGCGCCAACCTCGCCAAAGCCTCGAACGACGCGCTCGCGCTCGAAGCGCAGCTCCTCACCCAGCAGCTCACGGCCCGACAGAAGACCCTCGGCGAGAAGATGGTGCGCGCCCTCGGCGGGGACCCGGAGAAGGGCGACACGTTCGACTGGCAGACGAAGACGCTCGTGCGCGCGCCGACGCCGCCGAAAGGGCAGGAGCCGTGAGACGGACCGTCCTCGCGCTCGCGCTCGTCGTAGCCGTCGTCCGCCCAGCGGCCGGACAGGTGGAGATCATCCCGGCACGCGCGACGCTCGCCATCCCCGGCGTCGACACCCAGGTCATCTTCAACGACGGCGGGACGTTCGGGGCGACATCCGGCCTGACGTTCAACAAGACGACTGACATCCTCTCAATCGGCGCGGCCGTCCGCGTGGGCGATGGCAGCGCGTCCGCGCCGTCCTTCACCTTCGGCAATAGCACAAACACGGGTTGGTATCGGGCCAGCAACCAAGTGAACCTCGCCATGAGCGGGGTGAATGCGCTCTTGATTGAGAACGGCGGGAGCGGTTCGACGTGGACGCAGTTCCGAAGTGGGACGAGCTATCTCTATCTCGGTTCGGGTGGTGCGACCCAACTCACACTAACGTCGGGATCAGTCCAGATTGCGTCGGCAAGCAATCTGTCGTGGGGGACGCCGGGAGGATCGTCGGATCTCACCGTTGTGCGCGATGCCGCGGACACCCTCGCGCTGCGGCGCGGGGCGAACGCGCAGACGTTCAGACTCTATGGCACGTTCACAGACGCGAGCAACTACGAACGACTCCACGCAGGGTGGGACGGCGACCGCTTCTCGGTGATGGTGCAGCAGGCAGGCACCGGCACGGCTCGCGCAATGCGCTTCGGAACGGCAGGAAACGCAGCCATTCAGTTCCGCACGAACAATACCGACCGTTGGACGATCAATGGCAGCGGCCATTTGCTTGCGGACGCCGACAACACTTACGACATCGGCGCGAGCTTAGCAAATAGACCGCGAAATCTGTTTATCGGCGGCTTTCAAAGTCTGGCTGGCGTGTTGTATTTCACCAGCAGGAGCGCAATTTCCAGCCCTAGTGACGGGGTTCTACGCCTCACGAATAACGCTGAAAACGATTTCAACCGCCTCCAGTTCGGCGGCACGACGAGCAGCTTCCCGGGGCTGAAGCGAAATGGAGCGGAACTCCAAGTGCGTCTTGCTGACGACTCTGTGTTTGCCAGCTTCCAGTCGATGTATCAGCGCGTGGGGTCTGGCTCTCCTGAAGGTGCTGTCACTGCTCCCGTAGGGGCGATCTACCACCGCACCGATGGCGGTGCAGGCACGAGCCTCTACGTCAAGGAATCGGGGACCGGAACCAACACCGGCTGGGTCGCCAAGTAAAGGAACACATATGCCTCGCATCACGCTCGAAGTCGATCTCACGGACGAGCAGCTCGCCGGGCTCGCGCACGCCATTCAGCGATCGGGCGCGGATCCGGCGCCGTCGCCCTCCGCGTATCTGCATGCGCGTGTGCAGGACCTCGTGACGAGCTACGCGCAGGCGCGTACAGCGGAGATCGCGCGGCAGTCGATCGAGCCGATGATCCCGGCCTTCATCGCGGCGCCCCCCGGTCTCAAAGCGCAGGTCCTGCCCCTGCTGGAGGAGGCACGGCAGCTGTTGGGGGTGCCGACGACGTAACGAGATCGCGACGGCGTGTCGGCGGGTCGGGGCCCCGGCAGCACGCACGAGCGGTGCACCGCAGACAGGCGCCGGGCCCTCCTGGGTGAAAGCAGGATCCCGGCGCCTGCGGTGCGACAGAGGAGACCAACGAATCATGCAGCCGATCTTCGAAGTACCGGTTCCTGGGCGATGCGACGAGGTGCGCGTCGGTGGCGACGTGTATCCCGTCTTCACGCCGCACAAGTATCTCGGCCGGACGTGCCGCCGCGCCGCCCTCGTGGAAGCGCCGCTCGAGGTGGGCGTGCAGCAGGGCTGGACCCGGCGGATCGACGTCGAGGCCGGCCGGAAGGCGTACTACCTGGCGCTGGGCGCGGCCGCGGCCGACGCGATGCGGCAGGCCGATGCCGAGGGTCTCGACGCGGAGCGCCAGGCGCGCGAGGACGCGGAGCGCCAGGCGCGCGAGGCGGAAGACGCCGCCCGGGCAGCCGCGCAGCCCGACCCGGCGGCCGACGCCGCATCGAGCGCCGCGCCGAGCGAGCCGGCGCCGGCGACGCCGCCCGCCACGAATGGTCGCCGGAGCCAGCGGCGGTAGCCCATGGACCCGCTCGCGCTGTTCGACCTGCCGGCGTTGAAGGCGCACTGCAAGATCTCCGCGGCAGACGGGACGCGCGACGCGATCCTGTCGGTCATCGGCAACGCCGCCTCGGCGTACTGTGAGGCGCGCGTCGGCCAGCAGTTCAAGCCGCGCGTCTACACGATCGAGCGCAGCGGCGACGGCACGACGAAGCTCCTCCGGCTGCCGCGGCCGATCATCTCGGTCGAGAGTCTGTCCGTGGACGGGATGGACATCGCGCCGTCGGAGTACTTCGTGTACGCGGAGGCCGGCAAGATCCAGCTGCGCACGCGGACGTTCCGCGCCGGCGTCGGCAACGTGCGGGTGATCCTCAACGCGGGCTACGACGAGACGCACCCGCGGCGCCGGCAGATCACCGCGGCCGCGCTCGACCTGGCGAAGAGCCACTACGACGAGTGGGACGCCAATGCCATCTCGGCGACGTCGATCTCCGTCGGCCCGCAGTCGATGGTGATCCGGCCGGGGCTGAACCCGCGCATCGAGAAGTTCCTCGACTCGATCCGGGACGTGAGGGGGTAGGCATGCGAACGCTGTCATTCATCGTGATGGTGCTGATCGCCGCGATGCATCCGCTGTTCGGGTAGCGACGCGATGGAATTGCGGCTCAAGGCAGGCGAGGTCGTCTCCGACTACGGCCAGGCGTCGAAACTGATCGGGGCGAACATCGTCCGGCAGCTGCGCACGATCGGCGCAGCCCTGATCCGGATCATCGCCCGCGACAAGCTCTCTGGCGGCGGCGCCGCGGGGACCGGTGCGGCGCTGACGCGGCGGACCGGCACGCTCACGCGCGCGCTGTTCTGGAAGTTGCGGCTCGACGGCAAGGACGCGGTCCTGATCGTCGGCGCCGACGGGAAGAAGGCCGCGTACGCCGCGATCCAGGAGGAAGGCGGGACCGTGCGCCCGGTGCACGCCGAGAACCTGACGGTGCCGCTCGAGGCGGCACGGACGGCGAAGGGCGTCGCCCGGTTCAGCGCGCGGCAGCTCTTCGACAATCCGCAGTCCGTCGGCTACGTCGACGCGTTCACGGCCAAGGGCGTGATCTTCGGCGTGAAGCAACGGAAGCGGAAGGGTGAGGCGGTCGACGGCTACGGGTCGATCGAGGCGCTCTTTGCGCTCAAGAAGCAGATCACGATTCCGGGGCGCCACTACATGCGGGACACCGTGCAGGAGCGCCGGGCGTGGATCCTCGAGCAGCTGGGCGCGGCGGCGGCGGACGGCGCGAACGGTGAGAAGACCGCTGGGAGCGACGGATGATCTTCGACACGAAGCGCGGCAAGGCCCTGAAGGCGATCGCCGATCGGCTCCGCGCCATGACGGTGGCGACCGGGTACCACTGGGACGTCCGGCCCGGATCGGTATACACCGACCCGGTCAACCTGCTGGCGATCTCCGGGACCGAAGCGCCGCTGTTCCTGGTGGAGCTCTCGGAGAACAGCCGCGAGTTCCTGCCGGCGAACGAGCTCGAAGACGAATTTGACGTCCTGATTACAGGGCTGGTGGAGGCGCCGGGCACCGCGCCCGACCGCAAGGTGATCGCCGGCGAGAACCTGATCGGCGACGTCGAACGGACGCTGTGCGTCGACGTGACGCTCGGCGGGCAGCTGTTCGATCTGCGCGTGGTGCACGCCGATCCGCCGCTGGCCGGCATGGGGACGCAGTCCAAGGTCGTGGTGTTGGTGACGGTCCGCTGCAGCCAGCATCGGCAGCACGGCGCACCGTAGCGGTTGTTGGAGATCGCCAGGCGCGGGCGTCATGACCCCGCGTCCGCGCGCGCCCGTCGCGCTGGCGCCTCTCCCGAGTCACGGGTAGCGAGTTCGAGAGCCACCTCGCCCGCGGTCCGGCGCGTATGTCGCCGGCGCCCGCGGCTGGGTGGCTTTTCGTTTTGAGGAGGACACACGTGCGACTGATGCGCTGCGCCTTGAGTTCGGTGTCGGAAATCTCCCTCAGCTACGGCGAGTTCAGCCGCGAGCTGGGCGGGGGCGCGGTGGTCGATTTCGACCAGGTCGTCGGGCGCCAGGCGGCCGTGACCGACGTCGACGGCCGCGAGCTCGCGCCGGCTCGGTCCGTCACGATCGAGGACCTGCTGGCCGGCCGGCTGGAATGCTTCGTGCCGGTGGAGGCAGCATCCCCGCAGGAGCGGCCGCGGCTGACGCCGGCGGCCACCGACGACGTCGAGGAGTAACAAACGACGCGCGCGCGAGGCGTGCGCCCCAGGAGTAGACCGCAATGCGACAGGTAGGACGTCTCGGACGATTGCTCGCCTTCGAGGAAGCCGCGTACGGCGACACGCCGGCGCTGCTCGCCACGATGGCGGTGCGGCACCTCAATTTCACCGCCGAGTACCAGCCGCGGAACCGGGTGCCGAGCGAAGAAAAGAAGGCCACCCGTGGCCGCAAAGTGCGCTTCGATCGCGCGCGGACCGCAGGCTTCGATCTCACCGCGATCCTGCGCCCGTCGGGCACGATCGGCACGATCCCCGAGGCGCACACGCTGCTGCGACACGGGTTCGGGGCCGCGATCGTCGGCACGCTGAACGGCACGGTCGCGGCCGCGGCGTCGACGACCGTGTTCACGCTGCAGGCCGGCGAAGGCGCGAGCGTCGTCGCGGGCGAGTTCGTCAGCGTCCGTCGCGCGGCCAACGGCAACGTGCCCGAGGCGCGTCGCGTCCTCTCGAAGGCCGGCGACGAGCTGACGCTCAATGCGCCCCTCGGCGGGATTCCCGCGGCGAATGACACGGTCAAGGCGGGGGTGACGTACCGATTCGGCGCGCTCGCGAAGTCGATCGGATTCGCCCACTACCTGACGGACCTGAAGCGCACCGTCAAGGGCGGGCTCCCGAACGAGCTGACGCTCAGCTTCGAGCGCAACAAGGAGCCCGAGTTCCGCCTCGCAGGTCCGGCGCAGCAGGCCCCGCGCGGCGCCGCCGCGCTCCCCGGCTTCACGACGGTCGGTTCGCAGAACCCCCCGTCGGGGCTCGCCGGCAGCGGCCTGATTGTCAACGGCGTCGCGCGAAAGTTCATGAAGTGCGAGGTCTCGATCGATCTCGGCCGGGAGCTCATCTCGGAAAACTACGGGACGTCGATGGCCGAGGCCTTCGACGAGCCGGACTTCCGTGACGTGACGTTCTCGTTCGAACGGCGCGCCGACACGGACTACACCCTGTACGACCTGGCGGAGGACGGTGCGCTGTTCGACTTGCTCCTGCAGACGGGGCTCACGGAAGGCAACATCGTCGCGATCCACGCGCCGAAGGCCGAGATCGAGCACGTGCCGCAGCTGCCGGACGACAACGGCGTGCTGACGCACAGCTTCGCCGGCGTGCTGAACGAGAACGCCGGCGACGACGAAGTCGCGCTCGGCCTGCTGTAGATCGTCATGTGCGAGCACCCGACGCATCTGTCGCCGACAGATCGTGTGCTCTTGAGACAGCTCCGGATCGCCGCCTGGACGTGCCCACGCTGCGCGCCACCTGGCGATCCAGAGGAATAGGTTCGCAACACCAGTTCGTTCGCTGACGCGGGGCCCACCTTGTCCAGGGGAGAGGGTTCCGCGTCCCCCTCGCGAACGCCTCGTCGGTCCCTCGGCAGCCGTCGTGTCGCTGCCGTCATCCCACGATCCATCGTTCGACGTCCCCGGAGGAAGCGCCGTGAAAGTTGCCAGTTCATATCCGACCACCCTCTACATCGACGGGGAGCCGCTGCGGCTCCGCGTGAAGAAGCTCACGCGCGAGCAGTGGATCGACTTCAGCGCGGAGATGGAGCGCAGCGGCCGCCTGCTGCGCGGCCGCGAGCTCCTCCTGAAGGACCGGCAGCCGGGGGAGGACGGACTCACGAGCGAACAGGTGGAGGCGAAGCGGTTCATGGCGCTGTCGCTGCACGAGCGCGAGGCGCAGCTCGAAGCGGAAAAGGCCGAGGAGTTGCGGGCCGCCGCGTTCACCGACGCGTCCATTTCGGCCTACGTCACCGCCGAGGCCGACGCCCTGTACGACGAGGAGGCGGGCCGCTACGTGACGGACGGCGCTGACATCGTGCGCCTCTTCGGGCAGCGTCCCGACGTGCTGGCGGAGATCCTGACGGCCGTCCTCCTCGAGAACCGCCTGTCCGCCGAGCAAAAAAAAACCTTGCAGGTGCTGCGCGCTTCTCAGCGTGGCTCGAGCGGCAGAGCAGTGGCGCCTGGCACGACACCGGACTCGACTGCGGCGCCTGCCGAGAGCGAAGCCTCTGCGGCGAGCGCGGATGCGACGGGGTCGCCCGAGACGAGCCCGTCTGGAGCGACGGCCCCCTCGAGCTGACCACCTGTCCGGTGCTGCTCTTCACGCCGGATGTGAAGGCGGCGCTCATGTGGTTCACCGGCACGCATCGCCTGGTGATCGAGCAGGGCTACGCGCAGTGGGTGCGGACGGCGCTGCCGCACGAGGGAGGGCTCGGCGACCAGGACAACCGGCTCCTCGAAACCTTGGAGCTGCTGCAGGGCGTCCACAACGCCATCGCCCACGAGCAGATGGCGGAGGTCGCGCGCAGGCGAGACACAGAGACCTGGCGCAAGAACAGACGGAACGAGTGAACGGTGGCCAAAGATCGCAACGTCGAGCTGGAAATCAGGGCGAAGAACCTGACGGAAGCTGCCTTCAAGAAGGTCGCGGACGCGATCAAACACCTGGAGGACGCTTCAGAGGCGACGTCCGCGAAAGGGACGCAGAGCTGGGGCAAGTGGTTCGCCACGATCGCCGGCGGGGTCGCCGTGGGGAACCTCATCTCGTCGACCTTCAAATCGGTGCTGGGCACCGTCGCACAGATCCCCGGGCAGCTGATGGAAATCGCGAAGCGCGGCAACGACGTCGCCGACGTGAAGGAGGCGTTCGTCGGGCTGGCGGGCGGCGGCGAGCAGGCGAACGCGATCCTGAAGGAGCTCCGCACCCAGTTCGGACACACGGTGAACGACTTCGAGCTGATGAAGTCGTCGAACGAGCTGCTGCGCAAAGGTGTGGGGATGACGGCGCAGGAATTCGGCGTCCTCACCCAGGGCGCGCGGATCCTCGCCAACCAGGTCGGGGGAGACGGCAAGGCAAACTTCGACAGGTTCCTCAGCGCGATCGGGCGCGGCAACGAGCGGGAGCTGCGTGACCTCGGCGTCAACATGGCGAACATCGAGCGCGCCGTCGATCGCCAGGCGGCCGCGTGGGGCAAGGAATCGAGCGCGCTCAGCCAGGCCCAGAAGCAGCAGGCGATGAAGAACGCCGTGCTCGAGGAGGCGAACCGGCTCCTGCGCGAGAACGGCCCCGTCCAGAACGGATTCAACGACAACCTCAAGGCGGCCGAAACGCTCGTCCAGAACTGGACCGATCGGCTCGGCGAGGCGATCGCCACCTCGCCCCAGCTGAACACCGCGCTCAATCACATCGTAGGTGGCATGGCTGCCGCCTTCGGTCATGACCCTCAGGAGCAGGTGAAGTCGATCGCGCGGCTGATCGGCCACGTCGCCATCGCTGGCGTCAACGCGGCGCAGTACCTCGTGAGCGGAGCGGAGCTGGTCGCCCGCGCCTACTACCAGGTTCGCGAGATTTTCAGCGCAACGATGGCGGCGCTGAATGCGAAGAAGATCCGCGAGACCGAGATTCTGCTCGACGCGTTCAGGGCGATGAACCAGGGATCCCAGGAGGTCCGCAATCAAATCCGTGCGCTCGAAGACGAACTGGCGCAGTTGCAGGGACGCACGAAGGGCTTCAGTGACGACGCCGCGTTCGCGGCGCAGATGAACAAGGACCTCGCCACGAAGAGCGAGGACCTCAGGCGAAAGCTCGCCGAGATGGAGCTCGCCATGCGTGCCGCCGGCGAGGCGACCGGCGAGGCCTCCAGGACCGGCCGGGGGCTGATCGGCACGCAGGGCGCGCTCGGCGAGTCGAGCGCGGAGCTCGCGAAGCTGCAAACGGAGGTCACGAAGAAGCTCCGCGAGATGGCCGCGGCCGCGGACGCCGCTGCCAAAAACAACGTGCTCGAGGCGTGGGCGCGTCAGAACGCCAGCGCGCTCCAGAAGCTCGCCATCGATGCGATGACCGTGGGCAAGACGCTGCAGGGTCCCCTAAAGGACGCCCTAGTCTTCAACATGAAGGCCGACGGCGCGCAGTTCGCCGCAAAGGAGTTCGATCGGATCATCAAGGAACAGCAGGCGACGCACTTCAAGGCCGTCGACGCGATGAACACGAAGTTCACGACGTCGCTCGACCTGCGCGCCGGCGCGTTCGCGGAGTACCACGACCTGGTGGCGAAGCGGACGATGACGGAGCTCCAGTACCAGCTCGAGGTCATCCAGCGCGAGGAGGACGCCAAGATCCTCCAGCTGCAGCGGCTCGGATACGCCACCGCCGAGAATCTCGAGCTGATTCGAGCTGTCACCGCGGAGAAGATGGCGGCCGCCCGGCTCGCGCACAACACCGAACTCGAACGGATGCGGCGCGAGGTGGATTCCTGGGGGAAGCGGTTCCGCGACATCGTCGGGGCCGTTCCATCGCTCCTGAAATCGGCGTTCACCGGCGGGGGTGGCGCCAAGGGATTCGGCCAGGCCCTGTCCGTCCAGATCGGCGAAAGCCTGTTCGGGAAGGGCGCCGAGAAGCTCATGACGAAGGGCTTCCAGGGGCTGTTCAACAAGGGGCTGATCAGCGCGCGGACGCTCGGTGGGCTGGCCGAGATGATCCCGGGTCTCGGCGGTGCAATCGGCGCGCTCGCGGGACCGCTGCTCGGCAAGGTGTTCAGCTTCTTCGGCAACAAGGAACGGAAGGAGAACGAGGCGGCCACGAAGGAGGTCCGCGCACTCGGCGGGGAGCTCCTCACGACCTACGGCTCGATGGAGAACCTGCGTCTGCTGGGCCAGATGACGGGGAAGGACATCGCGGGATCGTTCGGCCACGCCGGAAAAAAGGGCCTCGAACAGTTCAAGCTCGACGCCAAGGAATTCGAGAAGGCCGTCGGCGAATTGCGCACGCGCGTGAACCGCGACCTCGGTGGCGTGCTCGAGGAATTCCGCGGGATGGGCTTCTCGATTCCGGCCGCGCTCCAGCCGTCGCTCGACAAGCTCCGCGAGATGAACCTGCTCACGGAGGACACGCAGGCGCTGCTGCGTGGCTTCGGCGACCAGGCGACGATCGACTACAAGCGGATGGAGGAAGCGGCCGCCCGCTATGGCATCCACGTCGACAAGCTGGGACAGGGATTCAACAACGCGAAGATCTCGGCGTCGGTGCAACAGATCCTTGAGGACTACGACCTGCTGACCCGCGGCGGCGCCGAACCGACCGGCATCCTGGAGGACATGGCCGACGAGATCTCCGAGGTGGCGCAGCGCGCGATGCGGCTGGGCATCTCGATGCCGGAAAACATGCGGCCGATCCTGCAGGCGCTCGTCGACAAAGGCCTGCTGCTCGACGCCAACGGCGAGAAGATCGAGGACCTCAACGGGATGTCGTTCGGGGACCCGATCAAGGTGGGGCTCGAGCGGATCGCGGATCTCCTCGAAAAGCTACTGAAGGGTCTCGGGATCGATCTGCCGAATGCGCTGAACAACATCCCGCGACGCGTCGACATCGACATCAACGCGCACGTGCGCACCCACGGCGAGCTGCCGGCGTCCGGGTACGCGCCGGACGACAGCGGCCTGGGCATGCCGACGTTCCGCGGCGCGGCCGCCGGCGGCCTGTTCACGCGGCCGACGTTCCGCGTCCTCGCCGAGCGCGAACCGGAGATCGTCGGCTCCCCGAACGTGATCTCCGACGCGATCGCCACGGCACTCCGCCAGGCGGGCGGGGGCCTCGTCGGTGGTGGCGAGGTCGTCATTGAGAACGTGACGTTGGTCACCCGCGACCATCGCGTGCTCGCGGACGTCGTCGTGCCGGAGATCCCGCACGTCGTGAAGCGTCGCGTCGGGCCGGGAAGGCGGCGCTGATGCCGGTCGACCATGAGATCGAGATCAACGGCGTCGTCCGGCCGTTCGTCGCCACGTCACTGGATGTGGAGTGGGATCTCGACGGCCGCGGGAGTATCGCCTTTGATGTCCCCTCCGGTGACGCGTCGTTCATTCCCGCCGAGCGGCAAACGGTACTCGTCCGCGAGAACGGCGTGCCGATCGCGCGCGGCACGATTGACACGCCGCGGTCGGCAGGCGTTGGAGGCGTCGGCCTGACGCCGGTGGAAACCCACGTGACGGCGCTCGACGCCGTCGCGATCTTCGACCGTCTCTACGTCACCGGCACGATGCCGGCAGGGTCACTGAAAACGAAGCTCCAGTGGCTGGTGTCGTTTTTCTCAGGGCACGGGCTCGAGCTCGATCCGGCACAGGTGGATGGGCCTCTCGACCTGCCGGAGATGCCGTATCCCGAGCCGACCCGCGGCGCCGACATCGCCGGGGACTTGGAAATGGTGACTGGCTACGCGCTCGACGTGAGTCCCACGCTCGCGGTGCGGATGTTTCTGCCTGGCACCGACCCCGCGCCGTTCGCGATCGTCGAAGGTGACGGCAACGTCTACGGTGACCTCGAGGTTGAGCGCGTCGACCTGGACTACGGAAACCGGATCCGGCTGCGCTACACCTTCGCCGCGCTCGCAGCCTATGCCTTTTACGGGGGCGGCGGGAACGTCGTCGATGGGGACCAGGTGACGATCGGCTCGCGCACCTATACGTTTCACGACGAACTCCAGGGCTCCAGCGGCAGCGTGCTGATTGGACCAGACCTGCACGAGAGCCTGTCTCACCTGATGCTGGCGATCGCGTCAGCGGATCGCGTGGGGGCTGGAGTGCTCTATTCGGCGGCCACGGCCGTGCACACGCAGGTGTCCGCCTACTTTCAACACGCGACTGCGCTGCGCGTCGTGGCCCTCACGCCGGGCAGCGCCGGCAACAACATCGGCGTGGACTCCACGTCGGGCGGCGCGGGGTGGTTCACCGAGGGCGGCGGACCGACGTCGACGCTCCTGTTCGGCCTCGACGCCGGGCTCGGCAATGAGGTCGTCGTCGACGACGCGGTCGAGCAGGCGAAGCCGGGCGTCGGCGTCTGGGAGGCGCTGGTCGTCCGCGAGGACGTCTACACCGCCGACGTCGCCCAGCTGTTTGCCGCAGCGTATCTCGCCCGGGCCGTGCAGTCCTCCTACTCTCGTGTCACCTACGCCACCCGCCGCCCAGGATTGCGGAAGGGGCAGACGCAGACGATTGAAGCGCCGGCGCGCGGCGCGACGGGCACGCACCTCATCACGAACGTGCGCGTGCGTCGCCCGAAACCGTTCCGGCCCGTCTGGTACGTCACAGCCATCTCCGGCACGGTGTGGCCACGCACGTCCTGGAAAGACACCTACGCCGGCTGGTCGGCGGGCGGCGGCTCGAATGCCGCGGCGCCGCCGGGAGGCGTGACCGTCGTGACCGGTGGAGATGTCGCCTCCGTCTTCCACGGCGGCTCAAGGGAGATGGCGGTGCCCATGGGGGCACCGCCCGCCTGGACGCCGATCGTCGGCTGGCTCCCACACGTCGCGCGCGCCACCGGTACGCGGCGAATTCGCGCGGCACTCGGCGCCCGGGCAGCCGGCGTTGCGGTGAAGGTGCGGTGGCACAACCTCACCGACGGAACAGATGTTGAATCGAGCTGGGTCACTGCGGTCACGCCGCAGGTCCTCATCGAAACCGAATTCCTGGTCACCGAGGAGGCCGGCAAACGGTACCGGCTCGACGTGATCACCGATACGAACGGAGTGTCCGCGTATGCGCTCGTGCAATCTGAACGTGTGTAGAGGCGCCCTGCTCGCGCTCGTCATGTGCGCAGCGGCGGCGCCGGCGCTGGCGCAGGCGCCCGAGATCGATGTCTCGCGGATCTATCTTGGGTCGCCCGCCGCGACGCTCCACAGCGGCTCGGGCGCACCCTCGGCCTCGGCGCCGTCCGGCAGCATGTACTTCCGCACCGACACCGGGCAGTGGTACCAGCACATCGCCGGCGCGTGGCGCGCATTAACCGATGCCAACGGCGTGCTCGTCGGGTCGGCGAATCTGACCGATCTCAGCGCTTCTGGCTCGGTGGACGCGACCGGCAATGTATTCGCGCGTCAGGGGCTCTATATCGGGAGCGATGGCGCCTGGCTGCTGAACAAGTCCGGCAGCGGGTGGCTGAACTGGGCCGTGCGGAACACGAGCGGCAGCGAGTCGACGCTGGATCTGCAGTTTCTCGGGCCGATCGGGGCGCATCTGATGCCGGCCACTCACGACGCGTTCCATGTGGGTCGTGCGGATCGCATCTGGCGCGAGGCGTGGATCGGGCAGCTGCATTCGCTGGTGTTCAGCGCGTCGACGCAAACGATCTTCGGCGGCTACAACATCATCGGCAAAGGGGCGGGGACCCTTGCGTCGCTGGTGACGCCGTCGGACACGAGCATCGATTTCGGCCGGTCGATGACGGCGACCGACTGGGTGGAAATCCGCGCGCACGACACCAGCGGCGACGTCAAGGTCGAGTACCTGCAGGTGGGCGCGCTCGTCAGCGGCACCACCTACGCCGTCACGCGCGATCTCGCCGGCGCGCATGGGACCGACCCGGAGTGGGCGGCCGGCACGCCGTTCTTGGTGCTGGGCTCGGCTGGGGATGGGCGGATCGCGCACCTCGCGGCTGGGCCCCGCACGATCTGGGGGCAGCAGGGGGTGACCCACGACGCGTTCACGCCACGCGTCGTCGTGGGCAATCTCGACGGATTCTTCGGGTACAGCTCGCGCGTCTTCGGCCTCGCTGCTGGAGATCCGGCCGCGGCGTGGATCAAGATCGATCCGACGAATGGCCTCCGCATCGGCCACGGATCCACCACGAAGATCAGCCTTGACGCCAGCGGGAGCGCCGTGATCACCGGTCCCGACATCACCCTCGGCACCGCGGCGAGTTACCTGTCGAGCAACGCGCTGAAGTTCGCGCGGCCGTCGAATCACAGCGGGGTCTTCGACCTCTATTCCGTCGCCGGATCAGGTCTGACGGATCTCTATTTGGAAAACGACCTCGCGCCGGCGTTCGGCGCGTCGCAAGGCCGGATCATCCTGCGCGCGCGGAGCTACAGCGTGGGGCCCACGCCGTCGAACTGGGCCTCGCTCACGCTCACGAGCCTGTCGAGCAACACCGTTTCCGCCGCCCAGCTCGTGGCCGATCAGATCGCGCTTACGGGCACGACGAGTATCACGGGCGCGCTCTCCACGTCGAGCGCCATCACGGAGCGGAACCGCGCGACGCCACTCGGCGAATGGCAGTCGGTCGCGTACAACAGCGGCCACTTTTCGGCGTCGGCAGGGACGTGGACGGTGGAGAGTGCCGACCAGGAGGTACTCGGCTACACGCTCGTCGGCAAGACCATGACGGTGACGTATCGGCTCACGTCGACCAGCGTGAGCGCGGCGCCTGGCGCGCTGCGCGTCGCGATCCCGGGCGGCTTCACGGCCGCCCGCAGCACGCTCGTGCCCATCGGCTATGCGGCGGACGCGGGCACGATCGTGGACGCGTACGCGTCGGTAGGTAGCGGGGGCACGCTCATTGTGTTCAACAAGCGCACCGCCGCGAACTGGTCGACCGCCACCAACAGCACCGACGTGATCGGGCAGATCACGTTCGAGATTCAGTGAGAGGACTCCACATGGAGATCACGATCGTCGGTATCAACCCGCTCACCGTCCAAATCGCGTTTGGCCCGAAGGAGCAGCGCGCCCTCGCGTTCGCCGCGCAGGAGGCGAGCCGGACGGAAGGCCGCGCGATCACGGCCCGCGAGCACCTCGAGGGCCGCATCGGCGAATACGTCAGCGCGATGCTCCGCCGCTACAAGGAACGCGTGACCAATGAGCTGTTGGAGAAATTCGACGTGGCCACGCCGGAGCAGCAGCAGATCGCGATCGAAGCCGTGGGCGGCACGATGCCGCAATAGGGCCGCGACCACTCATGCTCATTGTCTCGCCTCTCGGGTAGGCCCCAAGCAAAGGTAGGAGCTCAGATGGCGCATCCGAACCGTCGCGGTGACGTGCTCGCCGGCACGTGGGGGCCGGTGTCGATCACCAACGTGCCGCTGTCGGCGACGCACGCTGGGAGCCGGCTGGCCGACGCCGGCGCGGTCGGCTGGCTCGACGACGTGGACACCGCGGTCCTCGTCGCGCGGCTCGACCCGCCGACCGCGGGCACGGATCCGCAGGGGCTCTGCATCGCGCTGTACGACCAGCGCACCCAGACGGTAACCCCCGTCGCGCCGCGTGGCGCAAACGCCGGGGCAGCGGGCGGCGGCGTGTGGGCGGTGTCGTCCAGCCGCGACGGCCTGCTCGCGTCGACGGGCTGGGCCGACCCTGGCCTGTTCGTGCACGACGTGGGGCCGGACGGCGCGATCGCGTACACCGACTTCCGCAACTTCCCGGTGCGGCTCCGCTACCCGAACGGCCACGATGTCGAACTCTACGCCGGCGTGGTGCACAGCCTCACGCTGCTCGGCGACGGGCGCGCGGTCTTCGGCACGCACGATGGCCGCTGGCACTTCGTCGGTGTCCCGCAACCGGTCGGGCTGCCGCAGGGCGCCAACCTGGTGCGCCTGGCCGAGGTCGCGGGGACCTGGTGGCTGACGTATCAGCTCGGCTACCAAGTCGTCCTTCGGCGGGCCGATGACCCGACCCGCGGATACGTGTACCCGTTCGTGCAGCGGCCGGACGCCGGCGCGTTCGGCCTGCAGCTGCGCGACGTCGACGGGCAGGCGCTGGTCTGCTGGTCCGTCTTCGCCGGCGCACGACCCGGCGAGCAGGAGGTGCGCGTGCAGGATCTCGGCGCCCCGATGGTGGCGCTCCTCGAGGCGCCGGTACCGGTTCCGGTTCCGGCGGTCCGTCCCTGGCCGCGGAAACTGTGGATCGCGCCGTTCAAGACCCACTCGCACCGGTACGGTGACACGCCGATCGAGGACCACGTCGGCAACGCGGTGTACGTCGAGGGGGACGACCGCGAGCACCCCGGCCGCATCCACGCGGAGCTCGACCGCGTGCGGCGCTTGGGTCAGCCGATGATCGTCGCGGTCGAGGAGCCGATCGACGCAGTGCACATCAACACCACGATCGCGTGGTTCGTGCACGCGGCCGATCTCCCGACGCTCGAGCAGAAGGTCGAGGTGGCGCTGGGCTGGCCGGAGAAGCCGGTCATCGCGTATCTCGACAAGATGCGCGCCGAGGACTGGCCCCTGCAGCGGCCCGCCTGGATGTCGGCACGGGTGTGGCCGTCGGTGATGGCGTACCGGGATCCCGGCGAGCCCCTCGCGACCTTCGACCTGCGGGTGACCGCGATGCTGCACCGGGTCGCGCAGTGGGGGACCTCCCTGGCGCTCACCCCGGCCTTCTTCACGCGCAACGGTCGCGCGACCGTGGCGGAGATCGTCGAGTGCATGCCGCTCTACGAGCGGTGGATTCGGGAGTTCCCGATCGTCTGTGTCATGCCGTTCGCGGACCGTCGGCCGACGGGCATGATCGACCATCCAGTGCTGCGCGCCTGGGCGCGGGCCTTCCTCGAGGCCAATCCCGCGCGGCCCAACCGGTTCGACTATTGGCGGGGCGGCGCGACGGACCTGCCAACGGTGTTGCGGAACAAGCTCGGACAGTCGACGGAGCTGGTGATCCTGTCGGCCGACGAGAAGCGTTACCTCCTGGACCGGCTCGGAACGTAACTTGCCGTTCCTGAGGTACCGAACCTGAAACTGTCCGCATCGGCGCGCCCCGGCGACCGATTTTGTGACTGACGATCGAGAAATGCGTGCGCTCCTCTTCGCCGGCGCTCTCCTGGGTCTGGCCTTCAGCCAGCCCGCGGCGTCGTCCGCCCAGATCCCCGCTGCAGCGGTGACACCGGCAGCCGAGGACGGGCGGACCACGGCGAGCGGGGGACCCATGGACGAGCAGCTCTTTAAGTACGCACTGACCCAGGGAGGGCTGACGATCGTCTGCCTCGTGCTGTTCTGGTGGATTCAGCGCGAACACCGCCGGCAGGACGCGGCGAAGGACGAACGGATGCAGATCCTCGTCGTCCTGGTGGAGAAAAACACGGCGGCCCTCACGGCGTCTGAGGCGACCAACGCGCGGCTCGCGCGCGCGATCGAGACCACGCGGCTGTTGCCGCCTGGGGCGACCGTATGACACCGCAGGACTACGCGGCGCTCGAGGCGCAGCTGATCCAGCACGAAGGCCTCCGCCTGACGCTGTACCTGTGCACGAGCGGCAAGCTGACGTGGGGCGTCGGGTACAACGTGTCGGACCGCGGACTGATCCCGCTGCAGCGGGCGCTTGGCCGCAGCGTCACGATCGAGGATCTGCGCGCCGGGCGCCTGACCCGCGAGGATGCCCTGACGGTGCTCCGGAGAGACATCCCCACGTTCGAGGCGCAGATCCGCGAGCGCCTGCCCCGGTACGACCAGCTCGGGGCGGTCCGGCAGCGGGCGATCATCGACTTCGTGTTCAACCTGGGCGCCACCCGCGCCGCCGCGTTCACCAGCGCGATCGCTGCGGGTCGACTCGCGCTCGCGCAGACGGATCCGCGCCTGGCGCAGGCCTGCTGGGACGCCTGCGCGTTTCACATGATGGATTCGCTCTGGGCGCGTCAGGTCGACGACGGGCTCGGGGGGAAGCGCGGTCGCGCCGATCGCGTCTGTCACATGATCCGCACCGGCGTGGACCCGGGGCCGCGATGAGCGATCTCTTCGAGGCGGTACCGCCGCGGCCGCGCTCGCGCATCCACGGATGCCGCCGCATCCTGTCGGAGCTCCGGCGACTGCTGGGGAAGACCCGCCGCGCCGCGGAGTACCGCGCGCACTCCGATGTGGAGCAGCGGTGGACGGCACGCGTCGGCGATGCGCTCGACCAGTTGATTCGCGAGGGTGACCTGGTGCTACCAGGTGGCGACGATCCGCGAGATCGGCGCCGCGTGCGCAAACGCCAGGTGAAGATGTTCTGATCTGCGTTCGTCCGCGCCCGTTCCTCCTTTCACAGGACGCGCGCTGTTCGTCAACTGCCGAGCCCCGGCGGCGAATGGTGAGGTGTCCCGTGAGTCGAGTCTTTGCGTCTCTGTTCTTGCTGCTATTTCTGCTGACGCCGGCGCCGGCGTTTCTCCAGGCCGACCGCGTGCAGTCGCCGGAGGCCTCGATCGGCTTCCTGGACGAACTGCCGCCGATCGTCGGCATGACGTCCGCTCCGGTCCAGGTCCCCGACCACGGTGCGTACGTCGCGCGGCGCTGGCGTGAACTCGGATTGTCGCCGCGGCCGTTCGGCGACGAGAGCCGGGCGCAGTCGCTCGCCTTCGTCAACCGCATGGCGCACGAGCTCAACGCGCTCGAGGGGACGACCCGGTGGGGGCTGCTCCACAAGGACAGCGGCAACCGCTGGATGGATCGGTCCATCGACTTCGTGACGTACGACACCGGGCAGCCACAGATCCCGCACGTCGACATCCTGCTCGACGCGGATGGCGCCGACGGACGGACCGGCCCCTCCTGGGATCCTGGGCACGGCACCGTGGACCGCGCGCGGT